TTGTACACGAAAAAGTTACATCTTTTGAGCAGTTCAAATGGACAGGCATTTATGCTGCCGAAGATCATCCGTACTGGCATACACCGGTATAAGGGAACAGGAGTGAGAAAAACGCAAATGGCTACACAGTACAGAAAAGCATACGTCCCGGTTACGCTGGATGTGGACAAGGAGGGGGCAATCCTCCCTCGCCTTATCTGGTGGGACAACGGTGTGATCTTTCAAATCGACCAGATTCTTTACAAATGCCGCGCCACATCCAAGAAGGTTGGGGGCGGAGGCATCCGTTACACAGTTCAGATTCGCGGAAAGGAGTCATTTCTTTTTCACGAAGGAGACAAGTGGTTCGTCGAAGCAAAGGAGGACAACTGCTCATGATTTTATCCCAGCGCCAACTTGAAGAAATTGCAGCCTCAACAACAAAGGACTTCAATCGGTTCTTTTTCGGGGATGAGGCGGACAAGCCCGACCGATCAGCTTTGCCAACACCCATTGATCAGTTTGCAAAGAATTATCTCGGTCTTCGCGTATCATTCGCCCGTCTCTCGCCGGATGGAAGCATCTGCGGTGTCACTGCCTATGCCGACACTGAGTACAAGATCACGGAGCTTGGCATTACGCGCACACTGGCTTTGAAGCGTAATCAGGTCATCTTGGACGAGAGCTTCATTCGATCCGGCAACGTGCAGCGGCTCTGCGCCAAGCGCAGATTTACCCTTGCCCACGAGTGCGCCCATCAGATTCTCTTCCAACTGGAATCGGAAGAGGTAAAGGCATCCTGCGAGATGAGATATTCCGCACGGACTGCTTATACGCCGCGAGAGCTAAAAACCCGTGAGGACTGGAACGAGTGGCAAGCAAATGTCTTGGGCGCGGCGATCCTGCTTCCTCAAAAAGAGGTTGACCTGGCAATGCGTCGGTTTGCAGAAACGCCGCTGATCAATTACGAGGGGAGGTATTCGTATGGTGATCACTTAACGCTGCGCCTTTTCTGCCGGTTGTTCGGTGTCTCCAAGACAACGGCGTCTATCCGCCTTCGTCAGCTCGGCTACATGGTAGATCGTCCATTCAGTGAGTATGTTGACCCATTGGAGGTGTGGTAATGAAGAGAGCATCCATTCGGGTTCAGGAACCGACGCCGGAGCTGATCGAAAAAATCCGCAGGGCAAGAGTTGCCATTTCCCAGCAGAAGCCCCGATATCTGAAATGTCCCTATTGTCAGCATAATGCCATTGCTGTCTACGAGGACACGAGGGGTCATGTAGAATCCAAGTGCAAGAAATGCGGGCGGATCACAGTCTTTGATGTGCTGAATATGAGAAGATTGCGACCGCGTACCAAGTAAGAACCAGAGGATAAGCCTCTGTTCTAAAATAAAATATATGTCATAGCTGAGCTGTGGAGCCGCCTGATAGGTGAAGTCATCCTAATGCCGCATGAGACAGAGTTTAATTACTCTGTTTTATCGGCATGGGATTCAAACCTCACCGTCATGCGGCTCTTTTTCTGTCTTCACCCTTCCCGCTGCTCCCGCGCAGCGGAAAGGATGAACAATGAAAACACCTAAGACCCCTATCGAGTTCGACTACGACCTCTGGACTACGGAGGACGGAAAGTGCATGGTGCGCGTGAAACGAACCGGCGAAGTTTCCGAGGTTGACCGCAAGGTTATGAGAATCCTTCGCGCAGAGGAAAAGCGGATCAGACGCTCGTATGGCTCTGACAACAGCTCTGAGGATGAGGACGGCGCAGAGAAAATTTCTGATACCGTGCTGTCCCTTGACGCTATGCCGGAGGACGATGTGAAGTCCGCTGCATGGCTGGCAGACTCCCGCGACTGCATGGAGGAACTGATCACCGCCCTCAAAGAGAAGGAGCTTCTTTCCATTCTGACAGAGAAGCAGCGCGAATTGTATCTTGCGATGACCCGTGAAGGACTGACTCTTCGAGAGTTTGCCCGAAGGAAAGGCATCGGCATCAGAGCTGCATTTGACCTCAAAGCAGCGGTGCAGAAAAAATTTCAAAGAATTTTTTGAGCGGTACTCAACAAACGGCAAAAAGATGTCCGTTGTAAAGTGAAAGGGTCAATCAGACCACTTCGCTGTTCCTTGAAAACTGAATAGTTCAGTGCTGCGGATCTTTCCGCTTCTGCGAAGCAACACAGCTTCCGACGCCAAGACCTCCCGAAAGGGAGTGAGCGACCACCGGAGAGCTATAACAGTCGTGTGGTGCGGCTGCTTGCGACGATGCAGATGCCGGGTATAATGATACTTCCGTCTATTCTTTGAAGGGGCGGCTCGGAGCGATCCTCGGAGGGGTGAGAGTCCCATGATACCGATTGACCATTGGTAGTCCGCAGCATTCCCGGAACTGCAAAGTTCTTCTGGCAGGGGCGCGAGCTGCAAATATGCCGGACAATGAAACAAACCCAAAAGAAACTTACTATATAGTTTCAGGATGAAAACTATGTGGCAGAGTGTCTTCACAAGATGCTCTGCCATATCCTTTTGTCCTGAATAATTCCACGAAACAGGAGGTGCTTAGAATATGATGGGCATTGAAACAATGAAAAACGTCAGCCCGAAAACGGTTGACCGTAGCACACTCGTTCAGAGAAGCAGCATCCGGCTTAATCCTGCGGCACCGCGAGAGGACAGGCTGAGGGAGTTCATCAAGCAGATCAGAAATCCCTATTGTTATCTGGACGGGAAAACAGTGGTGAAGATCAGCTTCGCCGAGACGGACACGACAATGGAAGATTGTCTGGAACACTATCTGAGAGGTCTTTGATTTATGAACAGTCTGAATCTTTTCACCCGGTTCTATGGACAAGCGATTGAGCCTGTGGTATAATGAAATCGGTCAAAAAAAGAAGAATACGGATTAAGCCGCTTGCCCTGATGGTCATGTGGCGTTTTCGTGTTCCTCTTCATAAGAGTTGAAGCAAGCCTTCGTCTTTCTGATTTGATGTACCACACCAAACAGAAAAACGGAGGTTATTTTTATGCCAGACAAGGTTTACCGCACGGCGATCTACTGCCGTCTGTCCCGTGAGGATGGAGACAAAGTAGAAAGCAACTCCATCGCCAGCCAGAGAGCCATCTGCGAGGACTATATCGCAAGGCACGATGATTTGGAGCTTGTCTGTGAGCCGTTTGTGGATGACGGTTACAGCGGCGTTTCCTTCAATCGTCCTCAGTTCAAAAAGCTGGAAGAGGCAATCCGCAAGGGTGCGCTTGACTGCATTGTAGTCAAGGATCTCAGCCGCTTCTCAAGAAACTACATCGACGGCGGACGTTACATTGAGAAGATATTCCCGCAGCTCGGCATACGCTTCATCGCAATCAATGATGCGTATGACAGTCTGACCGGTGATCCGCAGTCCGACTCCTTTGTTATCCCGTTCAAAAACCTGATTAACGATTCTTACTGCAAGGACATCTCCATGAAAATCCGAAGCAGTCTGGAAGTCAAGCAGAAGAGCGGTGAGTTCGTCGGTTCGTTCGCGCCTTACGGCTACATGAAATCGCCGGAGAACAAAAACCAGCTCATCGTGGATGAAGCGGTCAGCGAATATGTGCAGATGATCTTTTCCATGTACAAGGACGGCTTCTCCATCGGACGTATTGCAAAGCGTCTGAACCAGATGGGCGTCCTGTCCCCAATGGAATACAAGCATTCCGCCGGTGTGAAGTTCGATACCGTCTTCAAGACCGGCGATACCGCAAAATGGACATACAAAGCCGTCCAGCGCATTCTCACCAACGAAGTTTATATCGGCGTTCTGGCTCAGGGCAAGCGCGGCACTCCCAACTACAAAGTCCGCGTCGTGAAAAGCAAGGACGAATCCGAATGGGTCAAGGTTGAGAACGCGCATGAAGCTCTTGTGTCCTACGAGGACTTCATGGCAGTCAAGGTCATGATGCAGAGGGATATGCGCTGTTCACCCGATCAGGACGAAGCACACCTGTTTTCCGGCTTCCTGTTCTGCGGAGACTGTCAGCAGCCAATGATCCGCAAGACCGTCCCGTCGAAGGCGAAAAAGTACATCTACTACGTCTGCTCCACCAATAAGCACAGCAGGACGTGCAGCCCACACAGCATCGCCGCAAAAGAGGTTGAAGAGAAGGTCTTCCGTGCCATTCATGACCAGATCGAGCTTGTCATCAATCTGGAACACGCGCTTGCGATGATTGAACGTCTTCCGTCTCAGAGCCGCAAGGCTTTCAACTACGAAGCACAGATTGCAAAAATCGGAGAAGAGATTGAGCGGTATCAAAAGCTCAAGCTGGGGCTTTACGAAAACTTCATCGGCGGCGTCATTGATAAGTCGGAATACTTTGAGTTCCGAAACAGCTACACCAAAATCATTGAAGACAAGCAGAAAGCACTTCTGCGGGTCAAAAAGGAAATGAAGCAGGCTGTCACAACCGGAACGACCGAACGGAACTGGGTAACGCTTTTCAAGCAGTATGAAAACGTCGAAGAGCTGAACCGCCGTGTGCTGATGTCCCTTGTTGACCGCATTCTGATTCACGAAAACCATGCAATCGAAATCGTCTTCAAGTACAAGGACGAATACCAGCAGACGCTTGAATACGTTCTCGGCTATGCCGATGAACTGGATATTGCCGTATAAAGGAGGGATGAGCAAATGGCAAGAAAAAGCAGAAAACAAATCGCAGTTGAAGAGCCGGTTATCGAGTCTGTTTCTTCCGAGGTCTTCTCAACAGCCATCTATGCCCGTCTTTCCGTTGAAAACAGCGGCAAGTCTGAAAAGGTGGATGTCATCGCAAATCAGATTGAGATTTGCAAGTCCTACATTGCAGAGCGTCCCTACCTGAATCTGATAGATACCTATGTGGACAACGGACGAACGGGTACGGTTTTTGATAGACCGGAGTTCAACCGTCTGATGAACGACATCCGCACCGGCAGGATCAAGTGCCTTGTAGTTCGTGATCTCAGCCGGTTCGGGCGTGACTATATTGAGGCAGGAACCTATCTGGAACGGGTCTTCCCGCAGATCGGGCTTCGGTTTATCGCCATCAAAGAGAACTACGACAACTTTGATACGGACGGTTCCGGCGAAAGCCTCATTATCCCTCTGCAAAACATGATCAACACCCTTTACTCGAAGGACATCTCCCGCAAGGTTTCCACTGCGCTCAAGGCACAGATGGAAAGCGGAGACTTCAAGAAACGCAACCTTCCGTATGGTTATCGCTGGGATGAGGAACACAGCAATATGGTTTTCGATGAGGAAACCGCGCCGATTGTCCAGAAGATTTTCCAATGGAAGATTGAAGGGCTGTCTCTTCCGGCGATTGCAGACCGGCTTGATGCAATGAACGCACCCAATCCGGAGTTTCAGAAGTATCAGGTCGGCGTCCGCACGGGCAATGCCACGGCAAAGAAGATTTGGAACAAGTCTTCGCTCACGTCAATTCTGGATAATCCCCATTACGTCGGAGATACCGTTCTCGGACGGACGCTGAACGCCATCTACAAGGGCGTCAAGAATCAGCATATCAACCGCGAGGAATGGATCGTCTTTCCCAACACCCATGAGGCAATCATTTCCCGCGAGGACTTTCAGAAGGTAAGAGAGCTGCGCGACGCTGCTGCAAGGACAAGGGTTGAGAAGATGGAGCGCACGGAGGAAATCCGCGCTACGCTGATCAATCTCTTTGAAGACAAAATCGTATGCGCGGACTGTGGCAGAAAGCTCTATTTCCATCGCAAGCGCGTTGACAAGCGCAAGGACGGCGCATGGTACGCCTTCTATGAGTGCAGTTCATCCGTCAAGCGCGGCAACCTCTGTACGCTGCACTATACGCGGCAGGATAAGCTCGAAGCCGATGTGCTTGCGGCGATCCAGCTTCAAGTCAAGGCGGCTCTCAATTACGACAAGCTGCTTGCCAAACTGAGAAACAGTGAAGGCGAACGCAGCATCCGCGATCAGCAGAATGCGCTCATCACAAGCCTGAATCTGAAACTCAGCGGCATCTCCAAGAAGCGTACTCGGCTCTATGAGGACTTCACAGAAGGCATTCTCGATGAAGAGGAATACGTCTTTGCCAAGAAAGCCTACGATGAGCAGTATGCTAACCTTTCCCGGCGGTTGGATGAAGCGGTTCAGCGGAAGGTAAAGTTTGCCGAGGCAATGTCCGAGGACAACAAGTGGCTCACGCTGATGAAATCCGTCAGCGGTGCAACGATGCTCTCTCAGGAGTTAGTTGACGAGTCCGTAGAGCTTGTGAAAGTCCATGAGGACGGCTCAATCGAGCTGGTCATGAAATACGGCGATATTTACGCTCTGACCGTTCAGAGTATCAAGGAAGTACAGGAGGCGATGTAAATGAGCAAGGAATACAACATCGGCATCTACATCCGCCTCTCAATGGCTGATGAAGATACCGGCTATGGCAGCAAGGCGGAAAGTGACAGCATCGGCAACCAGCGTATGCTCATCAATCGCTTTCTCGACAATCATCCGGAGTTGTCTCACTGTCAGCGGTCTGAGTTTGCGGATGACGGTTATACCGGCACGAACTTTCACCGTCCTCAGTTCACGCAGATGATGGAGAAGGTCAAGCGCGGCGAAATCGATCTGATCTGCGTCAAAGACTTTTCCCGCTTTTCTCGTGACTACATTGAAACGGGAAACTATCTGGAATGCACTTTTCCATTCATGGGCGTCCGCTTTATTTCCATCAACGACGGCTATGACAGCGACGATTACAAAGGCACAACGGGCGGTCTGGAAGTGGTTATGCGCAGCATCATCTACGCCGCATACAGCAAAGACCTTTCCGTAAAGACCACATCGGCAAAAATCCAGATGATGAAGCAGGGCAAGTATGTCGGTGGCTACGCCCCATACGGCTACGTCCTGCATCCCACCATTCGGAACAAACTTGCCGTAGACCCGGAGGCGGCTGATGTGATCCGTCGTATTTTCCGCGAGGCGCTGGAAGGCAGCAACACCTCTCAGATCGCCCGCAGCCTGAATGATGAAGGCATCCCGACGCCGGGGCAATACTTCAAGAGCAAGCATCCCGACAAGAAGAAGTTCAGTAACATGAGCGAGAAAATCAGTTGGGAAACCGTGATGGTCTATAACATCCTCAAAAACCTTGTTTACACCGGAACACTGGTCAGCCGCAAAATGAAGTCCTGCGGTGTCGGCTCAAAAAAGCGTGTTGTCAATGAGCCGATTATCGTAGAAGGAACGCATGAAGCTATTATCAGCAAGGAAGACTTTGAGCTTGCTCAGAAGGTCATTCGAGGCGGAGGACGGAATCCCACGCGCAAGCAGCATGACTATCCGCTCAAGGGACTCGTCCGCTGCGGTAACTGTAAACGTGCTATGACACGCCGAAAGAACAAGGCTGGCATTCGATACTTCCAGTGCATTCACTCGGTCAACAACGGAAACACAGACTGTCCGGTTGGCAGGAGCTTTCCGGAAATGGATATTGAGAAGGTTGTCTTCCATGCCCTTACTCAGTTTCTTGCTTTGGCACAGAAGGAAGCAATACAGAACCGCGAAGTCGGTGATCTGCGGAAATCTGCCATCAAGGAATGTGCTGATAAAATCCGCACTCTGCAAAAGCAGAACGAGCAGCACAAGGCGTCCAAGCTGAGGCTCTACGAGAAGTATGCAGCCGGAAGCATCACGAAGGAGGCGTACATTCAGCAGAAGGCGGCAGCGGATGTGAAGATTGCTGAAAACGATGGAGCAATCCAGCGCAGTCACGAGCGGATGAAGGAGCTTGACTCCGAGACCGCCTGTTCAGATGAAAAGCTGGATGCGGTCTGCGAACAGTACGCCGACTGCAAAGCTCTGACCTATGAGCTGACCCACGCATTCATTTCTGCGGTCTACATTTACGATCTTGACAACATAGAAATCGTCTGGAAGTTCAAGGACTTCCTCACTACATCAGAAGGAGAAGCCAAATGAAAGTATTTCTTTATATCCGCGTTGCCTGTGCGGATCAGCTTGCGGAAGCAGACCAGCGGGAAGAGCTGGAACGCTATGCGAAGGACAAAGGCTATGAGGTGGCTGCTGCTGTGGCGGCAGACGGCATCTCCGGCGTCCATACGGAAGGTATCATGAACTTCCTGCTGAACGAAGCCAAGCGTCAGGACATCGGTACGATCCTCACCCGCGACACCTCGCGAATCAGCCGGGACACTTCCTCTTTCATGAGGTTTGAGCGAAAGTTCCGGGAGAACGGCATCCGGTTCGAGTATCTGTCCAAGCCTGACAACGAGCTTCCGGTCACTCCGATGTTGGAGGCATTTGCGGCGGCGTATAAGAAGCGTCGCACAAAGAACGGCACAAGAGCGTAGAGAAAACGCAAGCCGTTCACGGGTGGTTGTCCACCTATGAACGGCTTGTAAATTCTCAAAATTTTTTTAGTCCCTACTTGACACAAGAAGAGCTGAATGAACTTGGCAGAAAGACGGTGAACAAAAAGAACTGGTCGGCAAGTTCTGTGCTCACAGTTCTTCGGAATGAAAAATATGTGGGTGACATTGAGATGCAGAAGACCATCACAAAGGATTTCCTGACCCATCGGTCCACGATCAACAAAGGTGAGGCACCTCGCTATTATGTAGAAAACCATCATGTTGGCATCATTGACCGCAGTACATGGGACAAGGCTCAGACGATGCTTTATGAAAAGCCCAGCAAGGTCGGAGATTCGGTATCGGCTCAAAAGAAGAAGAGAGGATACACCGGCTCGCCATTTGGAAATCTAGTTTGCGGTGCGGTTCTTGAACATGGAGAAAGAGCCGGAAAAGAATGCGGTGAGGGATTCTTCCGTGTGACCTATACAGGTGTGGCAACCGGGTACACGGATGACCGAAGCATTGCAGCAACTGGTGGCGATACGGATATCTACCTTGAAAAATACGCATATGCTTATCCCGTGTGGCGGTGCAAACAGAAGATGGGAAAGCGTGAGGGCGAAAAGCCCAGACAGAATGGCACACCGGACCAGAAGCGGTACTGCAGGGAAAAACACGGGAGATTGTCGGATGCCGAGAGAAAAGCAGCAAATGAAAGATGCCCTTCGGAAAGCATCCATGAATGTGCCTTGGAGCAGAGCTTTATGGAAATGCTGTACCGTCTGAAACGGGATTATGAGAAAAATCATGAAGCTTCGGAAATCAGCACACTTTTTCGTAAAGCCTGTGAACAGATGTATCAGCAGATGAAAGGAAACAGCGTATCGGTGGAAAGACTGGAAACGCTGGATGCCCAGATCAAGGAACTGGAAGAAAAACTGCAGGAGACGATCGGCCGTCAGGTTACGGCCATGCGGGATGCGGTGCTGGAGCAGAATTTGGAACTGAATGAATCACTGGCGGAGGGCAACATCACATTGGACGAGATTGACAGTGATATCCGAAATGGGCTGACGGGAAATGATATTGGTACGAGCTTCTACCATGCTGACTATGAAGAAGGGTCTGAAATCGAAGCCTATGCAAGTCTGGCAAAGGATATCCGGCAGCGAATTGAGAGTTTCCGAAAGGAAAAAGAAACGCTGAGCCAGGAACAGGGAGCCCTTACGGTTATGAAGAAGAATTTTGACCTTTTCATTGCCTGCCTGAAAGAACTGCCGGAACAGAATGCCGCCGGTGTGCCGCTGAAGGTGAATGGGCTGGATGTGCAGGGCAGCCTGTTTCGGGATGTGGATGGAAAGCCGGTTGACGGTGCGGTCGCCAGTTTGAACAGAGGACGATTGAAGATGACGCCGGAGAGGATCGCGGAAGCACCGGACCTGCTCCATTTTGAAAAAGGTATCTACTGCGCTTTTATGAAAAAGGGAACGGTGAAAGGCGACATCGTACTTTATGAAACGAATTTTGGTGTAACGCTGCCCACCTGTGGAAATCAGAGGACACTGACCAGTTTTCTGGGATTTAAGAAATGCAGTCTTGACGGGCTGGTGACTCTGGTTGATGCCCCGTACCGGGTATATGACAACACAGTTCAGTACCGAAGATATCTGAGAAGTAAAGCAAAACGAGAGCAGGCTGTATAAAGGAAAGAATGCCCTGTCGGATGTGTGGAAATGCATACCGGCAGGGCCCTTTTTTGCTTTGTACGGATTTTTTATCGTACATATTGCTATGTGCAGAGTTTTGGTATATGGTGAGGATACAGAAATACACATAGCAGGAGTGATTGACATGAAAAAGTTAGCTTGGCTGTCCGTTGAGGATTATGGAACAACAGTGATGGAGATCATTGTGGCAAGTGCAATGAAAGGCTATCTGAGGCGGATGTCAGAGAAAGAAGCATTGAAAAAGGTGGAGAGCATCATTGACCCGAAGGTGATACAGCTGTTCGGTGAAGGCGGCGCACCGATGCCAGTGCAAAGTCATGTTGATGGGGCAAAGTTCGCTGCGTTCATCGATGAGGCTGTGGCGGATTCGATACGAGAACTGGAAGTAAGGGAAGATGATATGTCCGGAGTCAGTATTACTGTTTTGCAGAATGTAGAGGGAAAGAGTATGGTTGAGACAATGAGTCCGGAATTTGTGAATTTTATTGGAGATGCATATCGAAGCCTGAAATATACAAATCATTTAGAAAAGCTTTGAAATAAAACTGGAATCGAGTATCCTTAAAACTAGAAAAAATGATATTTAGGGCTTGACGGGGACAAAGTCCCTATGTGCTATACTCGGTTTCAGAAAGGAGGTCGAATGTTATGAGACCAAAAGAAATACAAGAAAAATTAGGCATTGATGCAGAGCGCATAAAACTCTTTAAGCGTGAGGGTATCTTCAAACCAGAACATCCGCCGGTGGGAAACAAGGCAACGGATTATACAGAAGCAGATTTCAAAAATCTGCAGAGGATTGTTGTCCTTACAAAATCTGGCTTAACCTGTGGAGATATAAAAAAACTTCAAGCAGGAGAAATTGATCTTGAACAGGCAATCCGTGAACGGAAGCAGTATATCAATGATGAACTTGAACGAAAGAGGAATGCCTTAAAAATGCTGGATAACCTTCTGGATGACAGCGCAGAATTTGAAACTTTCCAGACGCAGCATTATTGGGACATCATCAGCGAAAAAGAAGCGGCAGGCGAAGAATTTATCGATATCGAGGATATGTATGGATATCGGCCGGTTTCTCTGGAAAGAGCAGTCAAATGCCCTCATTGCGGTCATGAAGAAAATGTTGACCTTGAGGACTTCATGTATGATGAAAGCTCTTACGAAAAAGAAAATGGTATGGGACCGGATCTTGTGTACAGCTTTAATTCTGAAGATTGCTATGAATGTCCAGAATGTGGCCACACATTAAAAATCGAAGGCTGGATTCGGGAATACCCAATGGGAGCGTATGATTCGGAAGATATAAAAGTAGAGGATTGTGGGGGTGATGAAGATGACGAGTGAGGAAAGAGAACTGCTAAAAAGAATGGATGCCGGAGAACTGGACGGCATGGTTGGGGACATGTTTCAGACAGATGGTGGTTCAACTGTCTGGACGATAATTAAAAATGGGATTCCTGTCAGATTTAAGCAGGGACCCGGAGGTAAGTTTTTTAACGGAAAAGAAAATGAACGATACGAGGGAGCTCTTCATACACTTGCAAAATGGATGACTGATGAAGAGCGATTGGACTTTTTGAGAAAATTTGGATGGCTTATCCACGATGCAGCAGTAAATGCTTATAGCGCAAAGTTTAAGCCGAAAAAGTAAGTAAATGACTGCCCGCTGGCGCACTGTGTAAAATCCTACATGGAACGCTGGCGGGCTTCTTTTTTGCTCCTGCCCACATGAACCACAGACAGCACCCCGGAGTGAGCCGAAGTGCAGCTGTGGCTTATGCGGGCCTTTTGTTATGTGGTCAATGAGTTACAAAATCAGATTCCTAAACCATACAAAATTGCTTTCAGTTCCTTTACGGTGCGGGTAAGAATTTCCTGTTCCGTTGTATTGCAGTCCAAAAGCAGACGGTGAATCTCAGAATCTGCAGTAGATGCCGAGTGCGTCAGGCTGTCTACGAGAAGGTCATCTGCAGATACATTCAGTGCATTTGCGATATCAACCAGGGTATCCAGGCTGGGACGGTTGATAGCAGTTTCGATAACACTGATGTGTTTACGGGTCATGTTAAGTTGTTCACCGAGCGCCTCCTGTGTGATACCAATTTGTTTGCGGGCATTTGAAATACGCTTGCCCAAGGCTTCATAATCAATAGCCATGTGTTCCTCCTTATGTTTTCCCGCATAAGGCTGGTACGATTATCCCGCAGAGAAAAATACATAGCAACTGAATATGAGAGGTTTTTAAGACCGCAAAATGCCACACCCCTATCTGCTGTGTGGTCTAAGGCCATTTTGCTACCTACTATGTAGCAAAACATGGAACGTGCTACATGATAGGTAGCAGTCAAAATGTCATGCAGCTCTTATAATATAAATGTAGTAAAAGACTGCAAATGAAAGGTAAAGGGAATGACAGGCAAAGAGGAAACAGGAATTTTCACATTATATAGTGATGTAGAAGCAACAGCTGTTCGCTGGCTGTGGTATCCGTTCATTGCAGTCGGGAAGATCACATTGCTGCAAGGCGACCCCGGCGATGGAAAGTCTACCATGATGATGAATCTGATTGCAGAATTATCAAAGGGTGGAACTATGCCGGATGGAAAGTCTATTGGAATGCCTCAGAAAGTCATTTACCAGTGTTCGGAAGATGATGCTTCAGACACCATCAAGCCGAGATTGGAAACGTGTGGAGCAGATTGTAGGAATGTAGCTTTTATAAATGAAGAAATGAACAGTGGCTTGACGCTGGATGATGAACGTATCAGAAAGGCGATTATACAATTTCGTCCAAGGTTGGTGGTCATTGACCCGATACAGGCATATCTGGGGAGTGATTCTGACCTTCAGATTGCAGGCAGGGCGAGAAAGCTGATGCAGCGTCTTGGAATGTGGGCATCTGCGTATGACTGTGCAGTTGTATTGATTGGTCACCTCAACAAGAAAGAGGGGACAAAAGATCTGTACCGGAGCATTGGTAGTGTGGATGTTGTGGCAGCAGCCAGAAGTGTTCTGCAGATGGAGCATGATCCGGAAAACAAAGACATTCGCATTGTACGACAGATCAAGAACAATCTGGCCCCATCTGATGGAGAGATTCGTTTCTCAATAACGGCCGAGGAGGGTTTTCGATGGCTGGAGTGTAAGATTCCAACTGACCCGGAAGCAGATTCAGAGCCTCCGAAGTTTGAATCAAAGTCTGAGAAAGCAGCATACCTGATAAAAAAGCTGCTTTCCGAAGGCGATATGAGAGCAAGAGAAATCTATATGCGGATGAGTGACGAAGGCATCAGTCGCAGGACAGCAGAAAATACGAAAAAAGAACTCGGCATCCGAAGTTATCGGAAGATGCGTCAGTGGTATTGGAGCATAAAGCCGGAAGAATGAGAGGAAGTACATGGGAAGCAGTGGAGTAGAAGCGGTAGACCGCAAGCAGAAAATCAGAGACAGATATAAGGGAGTGGATGCTTCTGAATTGGAAGTCATCCCGGCAAAGGCAGTGGAGGGGTTTGGAGAAAGCACCTCTATTCGGCGTGTTGCAGCTTATGTCCGTGTTTCCACTGACAATGATGAGCAGATTTCTTCCTATGAGCTTCAGAAAAATTACTATACTGAGTACATAAAGGCACAGCCGGGATGGGAGTTCGTTGGAATTTACGATGATGAGGGCATCAGCGGAACTTCGCTGGAGCATCGCAAAGGAATGCAGCAGTTGATTGAAGACTGTAAGGCAGGAAAGATAGACTTGGTTCTTACAAAGTCCATCGCCCGTTTTGCCCGAAACATTGTGGACTGCCTTTCGGTCATTGAAACGCTGAAAAATCTTGACCCGCCCGTGGGTGTGAAATTTGAGGCCGACAATATTTATACACTGGACAGCAATGGCCGTATGATCCTGACCATTCTGGCATCTGTGGCTGAAGAGGAATCTCATTCCAAGTCGATTATTATGAACTGGTCTATTGACCGGCGGTTCAGCCGAGGTCTGTTTTTGACGCCGGCATTGTTGGGATATGATCAGGACGAGGATGGAAATCTTGTGGTAAATGAAAGTGAGGCACAGACGGTTAGGGTCATTTATTACCTGTATCTGAATGGCTTTTCTTTTACCGAGATTGCAGAGCTTCTGACCGAGTATGGGCGTAAAACCAAGCTGGGAAATACCGAATGGAATCCGGGCACGATAGCTGGCGTCATTGCAAATGAACGCCACTGTGGGGATGTGCTGGCAAGAAAGACTTTCACGCCGAACTTTCTTACACATAAGTCAAAGAAAAATAACAATGACCGGACGCAGTATCGACAGAGGGACCACCATGAGGCGATTGTGTCCAGAGAGGTTTATAATGCAGCCAATCATCTGAGGGCATCCCGCAACTATACAAGGAAGAATAGGCCGTTGCCGGTTTTGAGCGTAGTCGATGATGGTATTCTTCGGGGATATGTGCCTTTTGATAAGGACTGGACTGGTTTCTCGGCAGAGGAATACCGGGAGGCTTCTGAAAGTGTAATGCAGGAAGAGCAAGAGAATACCGCAGAGGTCATGAACCGGCTGAATCTATCGGGATATGAGGTGGTACGGGCTCAGTATTTTTCTACACTACAGAACCCGGCAATGACAATCTCCAATGGTAAGCTGCGGTTCAATACTTCCTGTCTGAAAAAGTTTGAAGATGTGGAGTATGTGGAACTGCTTCTGAACTCGGTTGACCGCTGTGTTGCGATTCGGCCATGCGAAAAGGGCAATCCGAATGCTATTCACTGGGGAAGGCTGAAAGAGGGCCGCTGGTGTGCAAGCACACTTGGCTGCCGTGGCCTGGCTAAGACACTTTTCAACATTATGGAATGGGAAGAGGGTTTGAAGTATCGTTTCCGGGGGCAGTTTGTGGAACAAGGGGACAATAAGCTGATGCTTTTTGAACTGGATGAGCCGGAGATGATCAAAATAGAGGAAATCGTTCTGCCATCGAAAGAAGAGGAAGCCGAGGGCAAAACGGTCAAACAGATGATTTATATTTTTCCACCAGAATGGGCGGGAACTTTTGGACAGCCAATCACAAGTATTGCACAGGTTGGCATTTTGCAGCAGGAGCATTATGCAGGAAACTGGGATGTACTCCGGCCGGCAGCAGAAATTAAAGAAATGAATACATTTACCGCAGATGGTCTGAATACATTGCTCCATGAGGCGGAAGAAATAATGGAAGGATGGACCGACACGAATGAATGAGGAACACACAAGCATTGCCCCATCAACGGAGCAGGCAGAAAATGAAAGAGATGCACGAGCGGAGGAATTACAGAGTACCTTTTCGTATGATGGATATCAAGTTGTGCGAAAGGAATTGTTTGCACATCTTCGTGATCCTGCAATCGTGATTCGTAAGGATAGTATCACATTCAATACTGCCTGCATCACAGGTCTGGAGGATGTGGTTTATGTACACGTCATGTTCAATAACGATTTGAAGCGTATTGTTGTGCGTGGCTGCGATGAAAATGACAAGGATGCTCTGCGCTGGTGCATTGCAAAGCCGGATAAGCGTAAGAGCAGGAAGATGAGCTGCAAGCCCTTTGCGGAACTGGTCTATAAAGAAATGGACTGGGATAGTGAATGCAGATATAAGGTGCTGGGGTACAGAATTACCTTCGAAGGAGAAACTCTGTACGTCTTTGATCTGCTCGTGCCAGAAATCTTCCATGAGCGGCAAAGTCGAAAGAAAGAAACTGTAGCAGAACAGCCAACAGACCAGGAGACTAAGCCTGTGGATACTCGGAAGGGATTTTACCCGGATGATATTGCAGGTACTTTTGGCGTGCCTGTAGAAGAACACCTAAGAGAATCAGAAGTCCGACAGATGGATGGTTATGTATCAATGGGAGTTTTGACAGGAAGGACAGTCCCCGATACCGGGCTTGATTAA